TTACAAATAAAAAATAATTGTTAATTATAATAATCACTAAATACTTTTAATTACTTTTTACTAATTATTTCTAATTTATCTACATAAAAATGGGAGGAGGTCTTATGCAACTTGTCGCTTATGGTGCCCAGGATATTTACCTGACTGGCAACCCTCAGATTACTTTTTTCAAAGTAGTCTATCGTCGTCACACTAACTTTGCTGTTGAATCTATTGAACAGACCTTTAACGGTCAAGCTGATTTCAACAAACGTGTCACTGCTACCATTTCTCGTAATGGTGATTTGATCCAACAGATGTATTTGGAAGTTATTCTTCCTAAATGTACAGTCACTACAGTTTCAGGTTCCCCTACATCTAACGTCTGGACTTATGGTGTTGGTAATGCACTTGTTAAACAAGCTGAAATTGAAATTGGTGGTCAGCTCATTGACCGTCAATATGGTGACTGGATGAATATCTGGACTGAACTTACAATTCCTGCTGGTAAGCGTGAAGGTTATGATACTTTAGTTGGTAATCGTGTCCTTGGTAGTAATGGTAATCAAACAGGAGATTTACTCATTGATAGTTTTTTTACTCCTCGTTTATATGTACCTCTTCAATTCTGGTTTAATCGTAATCCTGGACTTGCTCTACCTCTTATTGCCCTTCAATACCACGAAGTTAAACTTAATCTTGAAATTCGCCCCTTCACTGATCTTATAAATACAGATACAGGTACTATTTCTATATCTCCCACCCCTACTCTTGGATGCAAACTTTATGTTGATTATGTTTATCTTGATACTGATGAACGTCGTCGTTTTGCTCAAGTCTCTCACGAATATTTAATTGAACAAGTTCAATTTACTGGTTCTGAATCTATTGCTGCTAATCTTGGTGCTAAGAATGTTACTCTTAACTTTAACCACCCTGTAAAGGAGCTTATCTGGGCCCATACTACTACTGCTCATACTACATCAGCTATGAATGCTGCTGGTAATAGATGGTTTAATTATTCAGCACTTGCTTCTACACCTGTTGTTAAAACTACTACAGCATTATCTTATGGAGATACATTTACTACTGGTCTTCTTCAACTTAACGGACATGATCGTTTCTCTGTTCGTTTTGCTGATTATTTCCGCAAAGTCCAAAACTACGAGCATCATACTCGTGCTCCACGTGTAGGTGTTGAACAAGATGGAAGTGGTGATTTTCGTTGCCAATATATTTATTCCTACTCTTTTGCTCTCTCTCCTGAAGAGCATCAACCTAGTGGAACCTGTAACTTTTCTCGTATAGATAACGCTGTTCTTCAACTTAGCTATGGTGCTGATTCTGCTACTGGAACTGCAGCTCTTTCACCCGCAATGAACCTTAATATCTATGCCGTCAATTACAACGTCCTTCGTATTATGAGTGGAATGGGGGGTTTGGCTTATTCGAACTAGATTATTAAAACAGTTTTGGAAACAGTATATATGCGTATTTATTTTATAAAGTTTTAAATAATTTTTTATTAAATATTTTTTATTAAATTTAAAATTATAGATAATTTATTTATTTTTTTTATATTTTTTATATGTGTTTTTTTATGTTTTTTATATAAAATAATGAACTTAAAAAATTAAATAGTTTTATTTTACAAATAAAATAATATTTATTAATTATAATAATCACTAAATACTTTTAATTACTTTTTACTAATTATTTCTAATCAATAATCAAAAATGGGAGGAGGTCTTATGCAACTTGTCGCTTATGGTGCCCAGGATATTTACCTGACTGGCAACCCTCAGATTACCTTTTTCAAGGTCGTCTATCGTCGTCACACTAACTTTGCCGTTGAATCTATCGAACAGACTTTCAACGGTCAAGCTGATTTTGGTAAACGTGTCACTGCTACCATCTCTCGCAATGGTGATTTGATCCAACAGATGTATTTGGAATTAGTTATGCCCGACGCAGGTTCTAGCACTCAGGTATGGACTTATGGTGTTGGTAATGCCCTTGTCAAACAAGCTGAAATTGAAATTGGTGGTCAGCTCATTGACCGTCAATATGGTGATTGGATGAATATCTGGACTGAACTTACAATCCCCGCTGGTAAGCGTGCTGGTTATGATAATATGGTTGGTAATGCCAAACCTTCTGGCTCTAATCAAACTGGAACACTTTCAGCAAATGCTGGCCCAGTACGTTTGTATGTTCCTCTTCAGTTCTGGTTTAACCGCAACCCTGGTCTCGCCCTTCCTCTTATTGCCCTTCAATACCATGAAGTTAAACTTAATCTTGAACTTCGTTCAGCTGCTGAACTAACAAATACTACTGCCCCAGATTCTGGAATAACTTTAGGATGCAAACTTTATGTTGATTACGTTTATCTTGATACTGATGAACGTCGTCGTTTCGCCCAAGTTTCTCACGAATATTTGATTGAACAAGTCCAATTTACTGGTTCCGAATCAATTACAGGTACTGATAATAATAAAAATGTTACTCTTAACTTTAATCACCCTGTTAAAGAATTAATTTGGGTTCATGTTCCTACATCTAATGCAACAGCTGTTGCTAGCACTGGTAACAGATGGTTTAACTATTCTGGAACTAGTGGTGCAACTACTGACATAGATTCATTTACAACTGCTCTTCTTCAGCTTAATGGTCATGATCGTTTCTCTGTTCGTTTTGCTGATTATTTCCGTAAAGTCCAGAACTATGAACATCATTGTCGTGTTCCCCGTGTTGGAAAAGATTTAGATACTGATGATGCTCGCAATCAATATATCTATACTTATTCCTTCGCCCTCTCTCCTGAAGAACATCAACCCAGTGGGACTTGCAACTTTTCCCGTATTGATAACGCCGTTCTTCAACTTAAATATGGAGCTGATACTGGTTTTTCCGCTCAAACTGCTGCTATGAACCTCAATATCTATGCCGTCAATTACAACGTTCTTCGTATCATGAGCGGAATGGGTGGTTTGGCTTATTCGAACTAGAAACAGTATATCTGCTTTTTTTATATTTAATCTTTCACAATCAAATAATTCATTAAATTCATTTTTAAATTTTTCAATCAAAAATAATATTATCAATAAAATAAATAGTATCAATAATAAATAATAATATCAATATTTAATGTTTCTCTTATACAAATTAAATCTATATTAAATATAAATAAATAATACAAGAAAATCAAAACATAAATAATACAAAACACCAAAAGACCAAATACAAATACTCATACACACCATCCAACACTTATACTCTCAATTAAATGACATTACTCTATGATTTATATACAACATTCGTGAAAGACAATTGGAAATGGTATATTGTTTATTTAATTACATTTATTTCCCTTCCTCTTCAAAGTGTTGCCATGCCACATTATTATGGTGAAATTATAAATAGTTTAAAAGATGCCAATCTAGTAAAATCTAAATATTATTTTGGTGTATTATTAGGTATATGGATTCTAATACAAGCCTTTAGTATAGGTATATCGTATGTTGATAATTACATCTGGCCCAAATTCCATTCTTATATTAGACAATTCTTTTTTAATCTAATCATAGATAGATACAATCAAAATTATCAAGAATTACAAATAGGTAATATTCTAACAAAATTAATTAAGTTACCTTGGATTCTGGATGATGTATCTAATCAAATCCAACGTTTCGTCTTAACCAATAGTATTCTTATTATATCAAATTTTGTATATCTCTATCGTAATCATTATTCCTTAGGCTTTATCTATTTAGGATGTGTAGCAGTTGTATTCATCATGTCTCGACTTTACTTTAATAGCTGTAATGCAACTATTAAGATTGTAGAAACTAAATATGATAGTTGTCATGAAGAAATAGATGATTCCCTTCAAAATCTCTTATCTATCTACACTAGTAAAAAAATACCTGAGGAAAAGAAACGTATTGCAGATATTAATGAGGATACTAGATTCGAACAACAAAAATCTGGCTTTTGCAATCGTAAGTTTAGAATCTATTTCTCAATTATCAATGTATTTCTATTCTTATCTATGAATTATGTAGCTTATAATTTATTCATGACTGGTAAAATTAAAGTCGCTAATCTAGTCAGTATATTTATTATTAATTATACTATTTTAGGTTCTCTCATTGGTCTATATGATTCTGCCAAAGATTTTATGAATGTCAAGAGTCATGTAGAATTAATACAAAACTTTATTGATGAATTACCTAATAAGAATACCACCAATCAAACTAAAAGCATTCCTAATCCAGAACAGGGATTAGATATTCGATTTAAAGATATTGATTATACTCATGATGGAGCTAAAGAACAATTATTTAAAAAATTAAATTTACGAATAAAGAAAAACGAAAAAATAGCAATATTAGGT